TGCAGCTTGGCCTTATGGGCGAGCGCGCTGATCTTCTTGCGGCGCAACGCCAGCAGACGCAGGCCGAAACGGCAGGCCTTCAGGCGAAGGCGCAACGCGCGCAAGACTTTCAAAAAGAGCTCGCCAAGATGACTGCCGAGGGCTTCACGGCGAAGGGGCTAAACGAGCTCATGATTCGTTACCCAGAGGCGGCGAAGCAGCTCGAAGCGCAGTACACGAACCTCGGCGAACAAGAGCGTCAGGCGCGCGTAGATGCACTCCTTCCGGTCGCCGCTGCGGTCAACGCAGGCGACAACGTCTCGGCGCAGCTCGTGCTTCGCGACCAGATCGAAGCGCTCACGAACTCGGGCAGAGCGGACGAAGCAAAGGCCGCAAGCCGGATGCTCGACCTCATCACCACGAACCCCGCCGCGGCGAAGTCGACGCTCAACCTCGCGACCGCCGGCGCGATGGGGAAAGACAAGTACGCAGACACATTGGTCAAACTCGAAGGCGCCCGCCGCGAAGAAGAGCTTCAGCCGTCGAAGGTTCGAGAGGCCGCAGGCAAGGCGGAAGAGGCCGAGACGAAGGGGCGCCTTGCGGAGAAGGACATCAAGTCCACGATCGCTCAACGCGGCGCAGCCGCAGCGGCGTCGATGGCTGCCGCCGATGCGAGCAGGGCATCGGCTCGCAAGTCGCTCGCGCAGGCGCAGACCGAAGACGAGACGCGCGCCGCGCGAGCGGACCTGTTCAGGGCGCAAGCCGAACTTGCGCGTGGCAAGCTCCAGAAGGCGATGGGCAACCCGGAAGACGCGCGGCAAGGCGCGCTGCACGGGATCTCCGTCATCGACAAGCTCCTCGACCCGAAGCGTCAAGGCGACATCGACCAGATCTTCGGCGCCATCGGGGCATCGAAGAAGGGCGAGTTCAAGGCCGGCGCATTCCGCCCGGACTGGGCGCTTTCCGAGTCGCAGATGTCGATCCTTGCCGACGTCGATCAGCTCGGCGGGCGCATGTTCCTCGAGCAAGCTCAGAAGATGCGCGGTCTCGGTCAGCTCACCGAAATGGAAGGCAAGAAGATCGTTGCCGCCGCTGGCAACCTGACGCGCAACCAGTCGCCGGAGCGATTCACCGAGACGCTTAAGATCATGCGCGAAGTGCTCGCCGCTGGCGCGAAGCGCAAGCCGGGCGAAGTTCCTGGCGGCGTGCTCGAGATTGGCGACGGAGGCACGGCGCAGGGCGGCGCGCAACCGACGCAAGGCGGACCGATTGCCATCCCTGGCTTCCCTGGCTTCACCTACACGACCGAGGGCGACTGATGGCCGTCTACAACGTCACCGCGCCCGACGGCACGAAGCTCCGGCTCGAAGGTCCGCCGGGCGCAACGCCCGAGCAGATCGGCGCGGCAGCGCAGGCGGCTTACGCGGCGCGGGCGCAATCTGGCGCGGGAACCAAGTTCGAGCGCGCGCGCGAGTCGTACACGAAGTACGGCGCCGAGGCCGCTCCGGTCGGCGTCGAGCCTACGCTCGTGACGCCCCGCGCTGGTACGCCGACGGGGCTCCCTGCGGGCGCAGGACAAGTCGTTGAAGAGACGACGGCAGAGGGCCTTCTCGGCGCCGTCAGCCGTGGCGCGTGGCCCGTCGCCGCTGGCCTTGCGGGCGGCGGCGTTCTTGGCGGCGTAGCGGGCGGCCTCGCCGCTGGTCCGCTCGGCATCATCCCCGGCGCAATCGAAGGCGCAAAGCTCGGCGCTGGCGCGATGACGCTTGGACAGCTTCCGATCGCGCCACTTGTTGACCTTGCGAACCGCGCGCTCGGGACGAACATCCAACAGCCGACGCAGGCGCTCGAGGCGCTTCTCACCGAAGCCGGGGTGCCGGAACCGAAGACGGCGGTTGAGCGCATCACGCAGATGGTCGTGAGCGGAGCCGCTGGTGCCGGTGGCGCGGCACAGGCAGGCGGCGCAGTCGCCCGCACCGCCGCGAGTCCGCTTGTGCGCGAAGTCGCGGCAGGACTTGCAGCCGAGCAGGGTGCACAAGTCGTCAGCGGCGCGGCGGCTGGCGCAGCGTCGCAGGCGGCAAAAGAAGCTGGCGCTGGACCAGGGATGCAGCTTGTCGCAGGCATCATCGGCGGCGGCCTCGGAATGGCCGCTGGGCGGCGCGTGGCGTCGTCTCCGATGACGGCAGCAGAGCAGGCCAAGGCGTTCCGCGGCGTACCCGCCGAGGTGCCAGCCGGCGAGCCTACGGCGCCAGTCGCAGCACCGGAGGCGCAAGCGGAGCAGCTCGTCGCATCCATGCGCGCAGCCCGTGGTGAAGGCCCCGTGGCGGCGCCAGCAGCGCAGGCCGTCCCGCTTGCGGAGCCCGGTGCGCCGCAGATGCGCTACGTCGAGCCCGCGGAGCTCGCGGCAAAGATGGAAGCCGCGGCAAAGACGGGGACCGAAGGCGCGAAGGCGCGAACGTGGCTTCGCACGCTTGCGAATCAGGATGAAGAGGCGATGGTCGCGGCGCAGAAGCTCGGCGTCGAACTTCCGCCCGACGTCTTCGCGCGTCAGTCGCAGATTCGAGAGTTCGCCGGCCTCGAGCGTTCGCAGAAGGGAAGCCAAGCGTCGGCAATCTGGCGCGACACAGCTAAGGAAGCCGTCGACAAGCTCGACAAGCAACTCGAGGCAGCTGGCGCCAAGTTCACGCCGGAGGGGCCAGCGATCACGCAAGTCGGCGAAGAGGTGCGAACGACGCTTGCGAAAAAGATCGAAGACCTCGCGAGCCAAGCAGACACGGCCTACACGCAGATTCGTGAGCGCATCCCGCAAGACGCGCGCGGCTCGGCGGACGACACGCTTGCATTCATCAAGGAGCGCGCGAAGTCACGCGAAGTGCGACCGGGTGAAGCCAAGAGCGCGCCGTCTGCGTTTGAGCAGAAGGCTTTGCGAGCACTTACGCCGACGCGCGAGCAGGTCTTCGATCCCGTGGCGATGACCACGACGACGAAAGAGATTCAGCCAACGTACATCACCCTCGACGATCTTCGCAAAGAGGCCGGCGCCGGGATCAAGGGACAGGGACCGTTCAAGGACGAAGACGTCGGCGTGCTGAAGGCGCTTTTCGCCAGGATGACGAACGACCAAGAACGCATCGCGTCACGCTACAACACGGCTGATCTTTGGGATCAGGCGAAGGGCATCGTCTCCGAACGCAAGACGCTTGAAAGTGCAGCGGTCGCGGCTTTCGGCTCGGAGATGAAAAACTCGATCGCCCCCGCGTTGAAGAACGCGGTGAAGGGTAATCCGAACGAGCTTCAGAAGATCCTTCCCGTGCTCGACGCGGTGCCCGAGCAGCTTCGCCGCGAGACGTTCCTCACCGCCATCGCCGACGCTTCGCGCGCGACGTCTGGCCGCGGGAAAGGCGAGTTCGGGACGACGCAGTTTCAAGATGTCTGGCGCGCGATGCGTCGCAGCAAAGACTTCCCGCAGTACGCAAAGGCGCTCGGCCCCGAGGCGACGCAAACCCTCGACGCGATGTTTAAGGTATCGAAGATCATCTCGCAGGCGTCAAGCGAGCTCACCGGGACCGGCGCATCACTTCAGAAGGTCGTGAACGAGCGCAACGCGGCAAGCTTCATCGAGCGCATGTTCACGGGTGGCACCGGGCAACTTGTTGGCCGTCTTCCGTTTGGCCGCGCCATCGTCGACTTCGTCGAAGGCGGCATTGGCGACATCCGAAAGAAGCGCATCGAAGCGACGATCGGCGTGTTCCGCTCGCCGGAGATGGAGGCGATCATGCGCGAAATCGGTCGCAACGGCGAACCAACGCCCGAGACGACGCGCAAGTTCATCACGTCCGCGGACTTCTCTCGTTTCGCGCGGGAATCCGGCATCCCGCGTGGTATCAAGCAGCGCGAGGTCTGGCTTCGCGAGGCCCTTCGCGCAAGCACCGCAAAGCCTACTGAGGAAGAGAATCAATGAGCGCCTTTTCCGTCCACGAGCCCTTTCCGCAGTTCCACGATCGCGACGGCCAGCCGCTCGACGGTGGGTTCGTGTGGATCGGCCAAGCTGGCCTCGACGCGCAGGCGAATCCGATCCCAGTCTACTTCGACGCGGCGCTGACGATCCCCGCGTCGCAGCCGATTCAGACGCACGGAGGGTTCGCCGCGAACGGCGCTACGCCTTCGCCGATCTACGTCGACGACACCGACTACTCGATCAAGGTGCTCGACGCGAACGGCGCGCTCGTCATCGCGTACCCGAACGCGGTCGACCGCTTCCCGGCGGCGGTCATCACGGGGGGGCTCTCGAGCGCGAACGTGACGTACGACCGCGCGCTCACGGGCACGCAGCTCCGCACCGTCGAAGGGCGCCTGCGCGACTTCACGTCCGTCTTCGACTTCATGACGCCCGCGCAGATCGCCGGCGTTCAGGCGGGGCTCTTCGGCGTCGACGTCACCGCACCGATTCAGGCGGCGGTCAACTCGCCGGCGCGCGAAATCTACTTCCCGCAGGGCGGCTACTACATCACGGCGCCGATCCTCATCGGCTCGCCGACCGTCGCGAAGGTGCTTCGCGGCGCAGGGCGCTCGTCGTCGATCATCTTGAACGGCGGCGTTGGCAACGCGCTCGAGAGCGTTGGCAACCCGATCACGCAGAACACGTCGATCACCATCGCCGACCTCAACATCGAAGGTCAGCCGGGCACGGGCAACGGCATCTTCTTCGAGTACACGTCGCAGGCGACGATCGAGCGCGTGGGTTTCTACGGGCACGGCGCCGACGCCATCCGCGTTGAGAACGGCGCGCACATCGCGATCGTCGACTGCTGGTCGCGCTCGAACACGGGCAACGCGCTCCGCATCGGCGGCGAGGCGTACTTCGTCGACGTGCGCGGCGGCACGTTCGAGAGCTCGCAGGACGGCGTCGAGATCGACATCGCGGGCGGGGCGTTCTCGCCGCGCTTCCTCACCTTCACCGGGTGCGCCTTCCGCGGCAACACGAACGCGAACGCGAACATCGGGCAGGCGCGCGACGTGCGCTTCTTCGGCTGCTCGTTCGAGTCGCCCGCGGGGTCTGCGACGACGCGGCACCTCTCGGTCGACGGCGGCGCCGGCCTCGCCTCGAGCGTCGTCGCGGACTCGTGCTCGTTCTTCGGCGTGAACGGCACGCTGACGACGGTCGGCGTCTACGCGGCGACGTGCGAGGACGTCGCGGTGACGAACTCCGTCATCGATTGCACGGGCGCGACGGCCTACAACGTCGCGGCGTCGGCGACGCGGACGCGCTTCTACGACAACGCGGTGATCGTGGGGACGCAGACCGACGCATCGACGTCGACGTTCATCCGCGCGAACCCGAGCGGCTCGACAACGCGCTACAACCTCGCGAACGGGCCGCTCCGGTTCGACTACCGCACCTTCGCCGACGCGATGGGCTTCGAGGGCACGACGGTCCCGTCAGGGCTCGGCGTCGCGGCGCTTTCGCTGCAGCGCTACGGCGGGATCGACTCGTCGCTGACGCCGCAGACGCTCTACGTTTGGCAGAACCCGAGCGACAATCGCCTTTGGGCGAAGGCGTCGACGGTGCCGACGGCGACGAACGACGGCCTCATGATCGGCCCAGGCGTGCGGACGGTGACGTGGGCGACGCGCCCGGCTGCTCCGGTCGTCGGGACGATCGTTCGCGTGACCGACGCATCGAACGTTATCCCGGTTAACGCTTGGGAACTCTGGGGCGACAACGTGACCGGCGGCGGCGGCGCGCTTGCGTGCTTCATGATTTGGAACGGCGTCAACTGGACTATCCTCGGACTGTGATACGGTGACCGCCATGGAACCCATCCAAGTCGGCGAGCTCCTCGGCCTCCTCGGTCTCGTCGGTTCAATCGCCGGCGTCTACGCGGGCACCAAGGCGGAAGCCTCGAAGCTCGCGGCGTCGTTCAACGCGATGGCCGACGCGATGAAGCAGATCCGCGACGACATCCACGCGATGCGCAAAGAGCTCCGCGACGATCTCAAGGCCCACTCGAACAAGCTCGACGACCTCAACGCGCGCGTGGCCGTGGTCGAGATGCGGGTGAAGCCGTGAGCATCGAACGCGCGCTAGCCAGCTTCGCCGTGGTGTGGCCGATCGCCTCGGGCATCCTGAACGTGGTGCTCCGCACCGCGACGGCTGAGGAATGGATCGCCCGTGGCGAGCGCTTCCCTCGCTTTGCCGCGCTCACGAAGCTCCTTCGCCGCTACGGCGTCAACCCCGTGGGCACGCTCGAGCAGTTCAAGCAACTCGTCGCGGGGAAACCATGAAGGCGCTCGTCTTCGCCTTTGCGGTGCTCGTCGCCGGGTGTCACACGCCCTGCGATCGCACCGCACGGCACGCGATGGCGATGGGGCGCGCGTGCAAAGAGGTCGGCGACAAAGCGCTCGAGGACGTCTGCGAGAAGGCGTACGGCGAGATCCGATCCGAGATGACGACCGGCGCCTGCAAGGCCGAGGTGACGAAGTGAACTGGCTCGAGCTCGCCCGCGTGCTCGTCGAGGCCCTCGTGAAGCGCATCGAGGCTGCCGACGACATGCGCGCGGAGAAGCGCGACGGAAAGACGGTGATGCCTCCGTTCGCCGAGCTCTCCGCGGGCGCGTACGACGACCGCGCCTTTGCGCGCGACCTCCTTCGCGTGGCCTGCAAGGCAGACCCGCGCCTCCGAGACGCGCTTGTCGTCGTCGCGACGCTGGCGAAGGATGTCGATCACGACACGCTTCGCGAGCTCGTGTCGGTCCTTCCCATCGACGAGGGCTGACCGGTGACGGCGGGCGGCGTGACGGCTCGGGAGCTTCCTGCTAGGCGCACGGTCGTGTCGCCCGTCGAAGTCTACATGGCCCTCCGGCTTCAGCTCGAAGCGCAGCTCGGCAAGGAGCAGACGACGCGCGCAGGGGCGATGATCCTCCTTGGGCAGATGGCGCTCGAGACGAAGCGCTTCGAAGCGACGATGAACTACAACTTCGGCGGCGTGAAGTGCTCGCCGAGCTGGAAGGGGTGCTGGCAACACTTCGCGACGACGGAGCACGTCTCCGAAGCAGAGGCTGCCATCTACCTCGCGAACCCGCCGCCGGGCTCGAAGGTCGAGCGCGTCGGGATCGACGACTCGGGTCGCGTCATCCTGCGCTTCTCGGGTCGCCACCCGGTGAACCGCTTCCGCGCGTACGAGACGCTCGACGACGCGATCGGGTCGCACGTCGCGTTCCTCCTCGGCAAGCGCTACCGCGCAGCCGTTCACCTCGCGATGGCGGGCCGCGCGGACGACTACGCGATCGCCCTGCGCTCGGCGGGGTACTACACCGGCGACGCGGCGACCTACGCCCGGTCGGTGCGGCTCCTCGCGAAAGAGTACGACGGCAAGATGCCGCCGGAGCCCGTTCCCGCGCCGGAGCCGGCCCGTCCTGAGGTCGTGACGGTGGCGGCGTCCGTTGCGCCGTCTCCGGCAGCCGAGCCCGCCAAGGCGCCGCAGGAGCCCGCCGTCGCGGTCGTCGTTCCGCCGGTCGTTCCGCTCCCGCAAGTCGGCACTGGGCTCGCGAAAGACGAAGAGCCGCGCCCGTGGTGGGTTCGGCTCCTCGTCTGGCTCGTTGGCGCGCTTACCGGGCGTCGCTGACGCAGCGGGCGCAGGTCGTCACGCCGTGCTGCGTGATGGTCCACCCTCGAGGCAGGGCAACGCGGTCGCCCTGGCGCTCGGTCGTTGAGACCGTGCGGCAGCGCCAGCAGCGCCAGTCATAATCAGACCCTATCGGTGCGTCACGTCGTATGTCCATGTCCGTTGTTCTCCTGTCGCCCGAAAGCGTACGACCTCGCCCGCTTCGACGAGCTCGACAAGTATCTCGGCCAGCTTGTCCCGTCGTCGCGTGTGCTCCGGCGGGAGGAGGCGCCCGATGTGGCGCCCAGTGAGCTCGCCGCGGGCGCGCAGGAGCTCGACGATCGCCCGCTTCACAAGGCGCCTCGGGCAGTGCTGACACGTCCTCGAGCTCCTCGACTTGACCGATGCGTACTCGCGCTCGGCGACGGCGCCGCAGCGCGTGCAGCGGACCGTCAGCCGGCGGAAGTGGTACTTCTCGCCGTTGTCGGCGAGGATCTCGAAGATGCCGATGCGCTCGTGCGTCATGGGAGGTGCCTCCCGACGAGCTCGACCCACGCGGGCACGAGCAGGACGGCGAGTAGGGCGCCGAGCAGTCCGCCGTACCAGCCGAGGGCGAAGGCCGGCGCCATGAGGACGAGGTCTCCGATCACCGTGCGCATCGCTCTTCCCCCTGGCGCTTGCGCGCGCATGGCAAGCAGGCGAGCCCGAGCCCGCTTGCAAGGTGATGCTCCCGCACGACCTGTTCGCGCCCGCAGACGCAGCGCACGAGCCAGTGGGGGCGCCCGCGGCCTTCGACGCGGCGGACGAGGGTTCGCTTCCCGAGTACGTCGCCGGGCTTCATCGCGTGACCATCCTTTCCCACTGCGTGAAGAAGCGAGTGCCGGCCCGCGCCATGGCGGCGTTGAGCTCGGCGTCCCCCGAGATGATGCGCCCGTCGGTGTAGACGAGCATCGACGGCTCCGTCGGCAGGTACTCGGGGAGCGCCTGCACGATGACCGCGAGCGGCGTGAGCCGGTGGAGCGGCTTCCACGGGCCTTCCGACAACGAGGTAAGGACCTTGTCGAAGCGACTGAGCTCGAAGTGGTCGAACCCCGAGAGGCTGGCGAGCCAGACCTCGAGCACGGGTCCGAGCGTCTCGTCAACGCGGGCCTCGACGCGGCAGCGCGTGCCGAGCTCGCGGTCGTCGCAGCGGACGACGATGTCGTCCGGCGTCAGGAGCCAGTGCGTTTGGCCGACGTTGTACGTCAGGTCGTAGCCGTCAAGGTTGGGGACCGTCCTGTTCGTCGCTGAGCGGATGGCCTTCTCGGCGGTGAACCAGTTCCACACGGCGTCGCGCGGAATCTCGGTGGCCCACTTGTGGCGGAAGGCGCGACCGAGCCGGATGGCGAGGCGCCCGATGAGGTCGGGGTGGTAGGTGTGGTTCATGCCCCGCGGCTCCGCAGGTAGACGATCTCGGCCTCAACGGCCTCCGATGCGACGCGCCGCGCGGTCGCGAGGCGGTCGGAGAAGCCCTCGGCGGCGTAGTGGAAGTCGCCGGGCTCGACGTCCTTTAGGTGGCGAATCAAAGCCATCTGCGCCGCCGACTTGGCCGCGCGAGCGAGGCGACCCATGCGGGTGTCCTTGGCGATGTGCGAGCCGTAGAGCGGCCCGAGTGCGTCTTCGGCGAGCTGCTGCGCGATGGTCATGGCGAGGATGGACATGTGCACTCCGTTTCAGTGTGCGTCGCACTTGCGACGTGCAGACAATATGAACGACGAAAGACTTAGAAGCAACCTCTTTTCACTAGCTCCTCCACTTTTTCTTTCGCCTGAGAGAATCCAGCGCAAACGAGCACCGTGTGGTCGATCGACTCTAGGTACCGGTGCCAGTCTTTCTGCTGCGTGCTTACGCTCCCGCCGTCCGCGCGCTTCATCTCGATCCAGAGGTTCCACGCCGGGATGAGAAGGTCGGGCACGCCAGCGACGACGCCTTCGGCCTTCAGGCGCGCGCCGGTCGTCCTGCTGCGTTGCGAGCCGTTCGGGATCGCGAGGATGCGGATCGCCGGGAACGTCTTGCGGAACCACGAGACGAACTCGCGTTGCTCGACGTGCTCGGTGCGCGTCAGAACGGGACTAGCTGCGTCCAGTGCTCGCACTCGTTTGGTTCCTCGACGAACTCTCGCGGAGGGTTTGCTTCGAACTTCTTGCATGTTGCACCTTCTTCCCACTCGCCACGATGCGTCAGGTAGTGATCGCACGACAGGCAACACCGCGGCGGATTCGCGACGATCTCAAGCCACTTCTTCACGGCGGACATCGGCCCACTCCCGTTTCAGGATCTCGGGCAACTCGCCCGGCTTCTTGACCGTGTAGCGTACCACGCTCGGCGGCGGAACGTCGTTCATCGTGCGCGCAATCTCGTCGAGGTCGTTGACAAGCGACCAGCCGGGCGAAAGGCCGGCGGCAGTGGCGATGCGCGCGAGCGTTCGCCGAGCCTTGTCGCCGGGGTAGCCGTCATGGGCGACGCACAGGTACTCGTCGACCGACTCCGTTAGCCCGCCGTAGTAGCGGACGCGCAGCGATTCCTTGCCCGACGTCCTCCCGACGTGGCGACGCCATTCCCACTCCGTCACGCGGAGCTCGTGAACGAGCGCGCCGGGCGCCGGCCCCATGATGTCGACGTCGCGGAGCTCGAGCTTCTTCGGCTCGGGGAGCGGGAACTCGTGACCGCACGACGGGCACACGCGCACCGTCGGATGCACGAGCTCGGCGCAGGCGTCGCAGACCTTCACGGGCGCTTCGCCGTTGCCATCGCGGCGCCTTCCCGGCGGCTCGACGGCGGTGATGGGTCCGTGGCGCTCGACGACGCCCGCGAAGTCGAGGACGAGGCAGTCCGCCTTGCCTTCGGCGATGCGGAGCCCGCGGCCTGCCATCTGAACGTAGAGCCCCGGCGACATGGTCGGGCGAAGCATGGCGATGAGGTCGACGCCGGGGTGATCGAAGCCGGTCGTGAGCACGTTTGCGTTCGTGAGCGCGCGAAGTTCACCGCGGCGGAACCGGTCGATGATGCGCTCACGCTCGCCCTTCGGCGTGGCCCCGGTGACGCAGGCGGCCTCGACGCCCTTGGAGCGCAGCACGTCGCACACGGCCTCGGCGTGCTCGACGCCCGCGCAGAAGAAGAGCCACGAGCGGCGGTCGCCTGCAAGCCCGATGACCTCGCGCACGACGCGCTCGTTCTGGTCTTTCGTGTTCACCGCGCGCTGGAGCTCGGCTTCGACGAACTCGCCCCCGCGCGTGTGAACGCCGGTCGTGTCGAAGCGCGCGCCGGTGACCTTCGAGCGAAGGCGCGAGAGGTAGCCAAGTTGCACGAGCTCCTCGATCGACACGGGTTCGATGAGGTCGTCGAAGAGCGCGTCGCCGTCGGTGATGAGCCCGTGCCCGAGGCGGTACGGCGTCGCGGTGAGGCCGACGACGCGGAGCGCGGGGTTCGTTCGTTGGAGGTCGGCGATGAACGTGCGGTAGCCTCCCTCGTCCTTGTGCGAGACGAGGTGCGCCTCGTCGATGATGACGAGGTCGACGTGCCCGAGCTCGGCGGCGCGCTTGCGGATCGACTGGATGCCCGCGAATGTAATCGGCTCGCCGAGCTCCTTGCGGCCGACGGACGCCGAGTAGATGCCCATCGGGGCACCGGGCCAGTGCGCGCGCAACTTCGCGGCGCTCTGTTCGATCAGCTCCTTCACATGCGTCAGCATGAGAACGCGCGTTTCGGGCCAGTTCGTCAAAGCGTCGTGGCAGAGCGCCGCGACGATGTGCGACTTGCCCGCGCCCGTCGGGAGGACGAGGCACGGGTTCCCGGTGTTGCCCGCGCGGAACCAGTCGTAGAGCTGGTCGATCGCGCGCTGCTGGTAGGGGCGAAGTTTCATCGCGCCCTCGTCAGCGTTTGCCATGCGAGCGCCGCCACGCTTGGAACCTGTCCGTTCCCAAGCGCTCGAAGGCGGTCCACCCGAGCGGCCACCCCATGAGCCACTCGACCCACGTCGGGTTCAGAGGCCCACCAACCGCATTTGGAAGCTGCTCGCCTTTCTTCCCGCCACCGCGCTCCGCGTAGCTCTTCGCGTTCGGGTGTCGATAGTCCCGCGCCGCTGGGGTCGGCCATGTTGTTGCACTGATTGCCTCGATCAGCGTTCCGCCCCATCTTGCTTTTGACGGTGTAACAAGCCCTCCATTTGTGCCCAGGGTTGCTGTCGGCGTCGGCCACATGTTGCGCCGAGCCATCGTCGTCAGCGAAGGGGCTCCCGCCGTCTTGAACGTGGAGCCGTCCCCGCGCTTGCCGTTGTTCCGTGTGCCGTACTGCTGCGCGGTCGGCGTCGGCAGCAACGAGCCAGATTCGGTCTCGCTTGTGGGGAGCTCCGACATGGCGCGCTCCCAGCACTCCCCACCGCGCATCGTACCCCATCGAGGCAAGATCACCGAGGACCACGGCAAGCCCTCGGCGAACAAGGAGCGGGCTGTTTTCCACGAAGACGAAGCGGGGTCGAACTTCGCCGACGATGCGCGCCATCTCTCGCCACAGTCCGCTCCGCGCTCCGGCGATACCGGCTCCACCTCCGGCAGCGGAGATGTCCTGGCAAGGGAAGCCTCCAGACACCACGTCAACACGGCCTCGCCATGGTCGTCCGTCAAAGGACTGCACATCATCCCAAATCGGGAAAGGCGGGAGAAGTCCGTCATTTTGCCGTGCGACGAGTACGCCTGCGGCGTAGGCGTTCCACTCGACGGCGCACACGGTTCGCCATCCAAGCAGGTGGCCTCCGAGTATGCCGCCACCAGCGCCCGCGAAAAGAGCCAGCTCATTCATCCCACCACCTTTCCATCAAACTTTCTGCGAAGCTGCACGAGCGTCGGGTCGACGCACGCCTTCGGGTTCGCGATGACTTCCGCCGTTGCGAAGCCGCGCACCTCGGTCCCGTCGATGACGTGCACCGCGTCGCCCGCGTCGTCGTAGGTGATGGGCCACGGCGCCATGTGCTCGTGCAGGGCGTGACACTCGTGCGCCTCGCGCATCCAGTCGGTCGGCATCACGTTGTCGCCGTGCCGCGCGCACGTCCACGTCGAATCCGGCGTGGCGGTCGAGTGCGCGCAGGTTCGACAGTTCACCTCACGAACGACCTTCGAGCCGTGGCAGAGGTCGTGCGCCGAGCAGAACTTACACTCGTACCAGCTCGGATCGGTGGAAAGCGGCGGCGGGATCTCATCCTGCGTCGCGAGGCGCTTCCCGCGCTCCACGAGGCGCTCTGCGCGTTCCTTGTCGAGCTTGAAGCGCTCGACGTGGAGGCGGTCGTCGTCCTTGCAGACTGCAACGTAGAGGGCACGGTCGATGCCGGTCCCGAGCATGTACGCCTGCACCTGCGCGAAGTGCTTCGGATGCGCCTTCTCGACGCCATCCTTCTCGAGCGCCTCGAACGACTTCTTCGAGTGCGTCTTGATCTCGAGGACGTGGGCCTTCTTCGGCGCGTCGGGCACGCCGGAGGTGATGATGCCGTCGATCGAGCCCGAGACGTGCGAGCCGAACTCGACGCGTGTCTGCTCGGCGCCGGTCGAGCGCACCTTGCAGCCGATCGCGCGAAGGTCTTCGACGACTTGCGCCTCCTCGTTCTGGCCGCGACGGAAGACGCGCAGGATGCGGCCTGGAAAGTTCTCGCGCACCGCCCATCGGAAGCCAAGCCAGAGCTTGCGATCGCACTTCTCGCCGAGGGTGGACGCGCCCATGTGAGGGCGGAAGACTTCCTTGTGGGAAGCGCGCTTAGCCTCGTGCGCCGCGTCGATGAGGGCGGCGATGGTGTGTTGGGGGTCGGGGATCTTCATGGCTTTTCGTTCCTTCCGTCGAGCGCGTGTCGATCCCACACGCCGATGATGGTTTGCGGCGGTCGCACGGCGTCGACGCCTCTCCCGTCGTAGAGGCCGCGGGCGATCTCGCGCGCTTCCTCTTCCGACGCTGCGCGGACGTACGCCTCCGAGATGACGCGGACGTAGTAGATCTTCATGGCTTCATGGCCTCCAGCGTCGTGATGCGCGCCTTCAGCTCGGCGATCTCGCGCTCTGCTGCCTTGCGCGCGTCGTACTCGTCGACGAAGCGTTGCTCGGCGTGCTCGACCGCAGCGCGCAACGTATCGACGTTCTCGCGCTCCTCGGCGAGCATGTGTTCGAGCGTGTCGATGTGTCGCAGAAGCGTCGGCACGTCGTTCCCGCTCACGACGTTGCGCTGCTTCCACTTCGCCCGGATGGCGTCGAGGTCGCGGGCGGTCATTCGTCGCCTCCTTTGGTATCGTGAGGTGGTCGCGGGTCATGGCGCGGCCTCCAACGCTTCAAGTGCTTCGCGCACGCAGTCGAGACAATACGGCTTCGCGTTTGCTGCGAGCTGCAACGTCTGTCGCTCGTTGCGTTTGCAGCGCGAGCACGTTGGGAAACTTGGCTCCCAGTTGAGGCGGAACCATTCCTTTGGTACGGACCATGTGTTCATGGCGCGGCCTCCAGTGCGGCGACGAGCTTGGTCAGCGCCTCTTTGCTGTCTGGGTAGACCGGCGCGACGTTTCCATCCCACGCCTCCCGCACCAGCGCGAGCAGGCAGCCGAGCGTCGCGGGGTCGGAGAGGTCGGGGAAGATGTCGGGCACGTTCTTCCAGAAGTACGACGTTTGATCGGACTCGCCGATCATGTCATCGGTCATCCACACCACGCGGAATCGCAGCGGCTCGACTTGCATCCCTTCCATCCACCGCCAATGCTTGCAGGCTACCGCACGGCGGCCGAGGTCTTCGAGGGTCATGGCTGCTCGCCTCGCTCGCGCGTCACTCGCCCCAGCATCGCGCGCAGCTCGTCGGCCTCATCGACCAGCTCGACGGCGCGGCTCTCGAGCCTCGCCAGCCGCTTGCACGTTTCGAGGTGCTCGCGCTCCAGGTTGCGGAACTCGACGCGCAGGGCGTTCAAGTCCAGCTCGTCGATGTTCATCGGTCGCCCCTCATCGCGCCCTTCAGCGCCTTGCAAAGCTCCGTGGCGGCCTCGTAGTGCAGCGTCAGCGTCGCCATGCGCTCGTCGTCCACGAGCACGAGCACGTCGAAGCACGGGCGATCGCGGTCGTCAGTGTGCCCAGCTTCGAACGTGATGCTTGCTCGGCACCCTGCGCCGTTGTGGTTGCGCGCGTCGTTGTCGATGATGCTTGGTGTCATGGTGAAGTGGCCGCTCATTTCTGCATATCCTCCGCCATCGCCCGCGCGGCGGCGCGAATCAGGTCCATCAGCTTTCCAAAGCTGATTTCCCCGTCGTTGTACTCGTGCAGCACCTTGCGCACGCCTTCGTAGGAAAGGCCGTACTCACGCATTTGCTCGGCCTCCTGGCGAATCATCGCGGCGAAGTTCTGCGCCGCGAACGTCTTCATGCGCTCGCACTCAGCCTCCAGCTCCCGCACGCGGGCGATGAGCGCGGGCACGTCGGTGCGGGCATGGGCGATGAAGGCACCGTCAAAGCCGAGGCCGTCTTCGCCTTCAACGTGGTTGTTGTGAACGCGCGCGAGGAAGTGCACCGAGCGTTCCCACCCTGGCTTGAACTCAATCGCGCCACATGGCGGGACCTCAACGTATCCGCATCCCTCGTGATACGTCCAAGGTCCCGGCGTCGCCGCATTCGCGCGGCCTTCGATTGCGTCAAGGTCGATCATGGTTCTCCCGGAATCGGCAAGGCGCGGATCGTTTGCGCTGCCTCGGTTCGCGAGATCATGGAGCGCATGATCGGGTGCATTGCGTTTGCACACGTTTCGCGCATGGCCTCCGCTCCGCGGCGGTAGGCGTCTTTCGCCAGTTCGTTCCCATTCGTGGCGACCATGACGCCAACCTCGGTGATGCGTGCGATGGCGGCGTCACGCTGCGCCCGCGCATCATCGCGCTCGCGCACCAGGTCCGCATGGATTAGCGCGGCGTCGACCACCCGAGCTTGCGCCTCGTCGCGCTCGCGTCGCATCCGCCGGGCGTCCTTGATGAATGTTTCGGCGTTGCGATCGAGCGTCGCGATCTGCTCGGCCATCCGCGCGCGCTGCCCTCGCGCCTCGTCGCGCTCGCGCCGGTAGCCTTCGACGAGGACGGCCAGCGCCTCGTACTTGTCGCGGGCCTGGTCGCGCTCGCGCTTCACCGCCTCGAGCTCCTCCAGCAACGGCTCCCGCCCGCGGCGGTAGAGCTCGAGGGCGATGCCCTCCATCGTCTTCAACGCGTCTTCGATCGCGCGCTGCATCTCGTCACGACTGAACATCGTCTCCTCCTCCGTAGCAAAGCAGGCAACCCGTCACGCGCACGCGCCCGCCGCGCAGCCAGCGGAGCCAGCACTCGAGCACCGTCCACCTCGAGCCGCAGCGCGTGCACCGGACGGCAACGCGACGGCGGTCGGCGTAAGCGGCGGGATCGCCGGCGTGCGTTACCTCGTGCACGCCGACGACCTCGCCAACTTGGAACGCGGGCGCCCTGCGGTGCCCGCGCGTGAAATTCACTTCTTGGCCCACGGCGGTGCGGCCTTCGTCGGTGCGGCGGGCTTCGCGGCGGCAGGAGCCGGCGGCGCGGCGCCGTCGAGCGCCTTCGACCCGGCGACCTCGTTGGAGGCGTCGTAACCTCCGCTCGCCTCGCGGACCTTCACCTTGATGGAGACCGCCGAGCCGAGGAGCTCGTCGGTGTCGCCGAGGCGCGGCTTGCCGACGGCGCGGAGGAGCTCGGCGAGCTGCTGGCGCCCGATGGTTTCCGCCGCGCTGTTCGCGTTGCGGACGTTGTAGTTCGACCAGACCTTGCGCCCGGCGGGGTCGGCGACGGTGAACTCCACGCGGAGGTAGGAGCCGGTCCCGGTCTTCGTGGCGCGCACCTCGGCACCGGTGATGGTCGCCGAGTACCAGCCGGCTGGGAGGAGTTCGAAGCTGCGCTCGGCAGCGGGGACTTCGGAGGCGTCGAATTGAAATTCCATGGTTACTTGCTTTCCTTGCGGGTGATGGTGAACGAGGGGCGACCGGGGGTCGTCGTGATGGCGCCGGTGAGCGGCGCCGTTATGCTCTGTGCTGCGGCCTTCCAGGCGGCGGCGTTGATGTCGGCGGACCAGCGGAAGAGCGAGGAGAGGTGCTCGGAGAGCCCGTGCTCCGCTGCCAGTTCCTGCAACCGTTCGGCGTCGACCTTCCGGTTCATGCGCCCGACGATCTTGATCGCCCAGCCCTGCTCCGTCGTGGCGTTCGTCGTGCCCTCCTTCGACTCGGGGATCTCAAGGAGCTCGACGAGACGGTCTTCGATGGTCCGGCGCCGCGCGACGGCGATCGCTTCGTCCTGCTTCGCGTCTGCCCACTGGCGGGCGAGTTCGTCGAGCTCGTTCACGCCGCACCTCCGATCTTGCGGATGACGGCGCCGAGGTCCGCGGGCTCCCACGGGTCGAGGCGACCCGAGCGATCCTTCGCCGTCCAGAGGCCGTCGGGGGCGCACATAAGCGCGCGCTGCGGGATGCCTTCGGCGTCCTTCTCCACGCGGAGGGCGAGCACCTCGTCGAAGAAGTACGGCAGCGCCTGGCCCGTCTTGTTGCCCGGCATCGACGGGGCGTAGAAGACCTTGCCCATCTCGTCGGCGCTCTTCTCGAGCTTCGCGCTCATGTAGACGTTCCGCGGCAGGTCGCGGAACGCCCGAATCAAGTCGGTCATCTGCTCCTGCATCGCGCCATAGGCCTGACGCGGGTCCTTCGCGACCTTCTTCTCGTGATTGAGGACGACCTCCGCCACTTCGCTGATGGAGTCGATCGCGACGGACTCGAAGCCGCGCGCCTCCTCCGAGTCGGTGAGCCACGCGAAGGCCTCGTGGAGCTCCTTCATCGTGCCGACCTCGACGTAGGGCAGGTCCTCGCCGACGAGCGACAGGAGCCCGGCTTCCGCCGAGATGATGATGGGGTTCGGAAGCGTGCGGATGAGGGTCGTCTTCCCCGCTCCGGCGGCGCCGAAGACGAGGAGCTTGACGCCGTTCGCGTGCGCGGACGACGTGCGTTTGATGCTGATGGCCATGGGTGTCTTTCTCCGACGGTCGGCTGATTCCGGTTGTCGGGGTGCGCAGGCGGGGCATCGAGCCCCGCGTCTCCCTCATGGGCTGCGCAAAAGCGCTACGCGCGCTTGCTGAACTCAATGCTTTTCGCTGCGCACTTCATCGCGGCTTCGAAGTGCTTTGCCTTTTCCCACATGCGCGCATCCTTCAACCAGCTACGGGCGGACGCCGTTTCGAGCGCTCCAACGTGCTGCGGAATCATTTCGGCAGCCTCGGCAATCATCGCTGCACACTCGGAGGCGTTGACAAAAAGAAAAGCGGGAGCAGCGGAGGTCTTCATGGTTCGTTTCCTTGCCGCCTCGGTCGGGTGATTCCGTTTGGGCGATGAAGAGACCTTACGTCATGCATCACGAACGCGCAACGAAAAAACGCATCGGTGCGCTTTTTCTTTTTTCTTGCGCTTCGTTTTCGCGCGCTGGTACGATGTTCGCGCCATGCTCACACTCGAACAGATTCGCACCGCACTTGCCGACCGGCGGCTGAACGTCGTCGCGAAGGCAACAGGGATCCACGTCACGACGATCGCGCGCATCCGCGACGGGAGCACGCTCGACCCGAAGAGCTCCGTCGTCGCTGCGCTCTCCGCGTACCTCGAGGCCCGCAAGTGACGCGCCTCGAAGCCGCGCTTGCCTATGCCTCGTGGGGCTGGCCGGTGCTGCCCATCGTCCCGAACGGGAAGCTTCCGGCGACGGCGCACGGCGTGCACGACGCGACGACGGACGAGGCGACCATTCGCAAGTGGTTCGAGGGACGCGACGACCTCAACATCGGCATCGCCGCGGGTAGCCGCTCGGGGCTCGTCGTCTTCGACATCGACCCGCGCAACGGTGGCGACGACAGCTACGCGGAGTGGACGGCGAAGCACGGCGAGCTCGAGGCCGGGGCGCTCCAGCTCACCGCGGGCGGCGGGCAGCACTTTCTCGCCGCGCACGACCCGTCCATCCGCTCGTGCAAGCTCGTCGACGGCGTCGACCTGCTCGCCGACGGGCGTTACTTCCTCGCCTTCCCGAGCACGATTGAGGGGCGCGCGTACCGGTGGGAGGTGTCGAGCGACCCGTTCGATGGGGTGGCGCCTGCTGGCGTTCCGCCCGAGTGGCTCTCGGCCATCGGCGAGCTCCAGCGCGGGAAGACGAAACGGGCGCTCGTCGCCGGGGCGTCGTTCATCACCGGCAACCGGAACGACGGGCTCGCCGCGCTGGCCGGTGCGATGCGTCACCACGGAATGACGGCGCCCGAGATTCATGCCGCGCTCGCCGTCGTCAACGAGCAGCGGTGCGAGATGCCGCTCCCGGCCTCGGAGGTGCGCCAGATCGCCGAGTCCATCAGCCGATACGACTTCGCGCACGACACGGCAGCGAATGCCGCGATGGCCGACATCGTCGTCGAGGGGCTCTTCGAACAGGAGACGGCGCAAGCCTGGCTCATCCCCGCCGACGACTTCGCGAGCAAGCCCGCCCCGATCTCCTGGCTCGTCAAGGGCTGGTGGCAAGCGGACGCGCTCATCATGGTGCACGGCCCCTCCGGCGGCGGGAAGACCTTCGCCGTGCTCGACTGGGCGCTGCGGATGGCCGCCAACGTGGAAGACTGGAACGGCTGCAAGGTCCGCCCCGGCCCCGTCGTCTACCTCGCCGGGGAGGGGCACCACGGGCTTCGGGGGCGCGTTGCGGCCTGGAAGCAGCACCACGGCGTGAAGTCGCTCCGCATGTGGCTCTCGAAGGCCGGGTGCGACCTCGACACGCCGGAGGGCTACCAGCGCGTCGCGCTCGCGATTCGCGAGCTCCCCGAGCGCCCCGGCGTCATCATCGTCGACACCCTGCACCGGTTCCTCTCCGGCGACGAGAACAGCTCCCAGGACGCACGGCGGATGCTCGACGCCTGCGCGCGCCTCATGGCCGAGTTTGCGTGCTCCGTCGTGCTCGTGCATCACACCGGCGTCTCCGACGAGGCGCAGCACCGGGCTCGAGGTAGCTCCGCTTGGCGCGGGGCGCTCGACATCGAGATCAGCGTCGTTCCGCCGAAGGGCGACGGCCCCATTGAGATCGTGCAGCGCAAGAGCAAGGACGCCGAGCTTGCGGCGCCCGTCTTCGCGCAGCTTCTCTCGGTGCAGATCGAGGGCTGGTTCGACGAGGACGGGGTCGCCGTGACGTCCGCCGTGCTGACGGCGGCGGAAGGTGAGGCAACGCCGATGCGGAAGAAGCCGAGCAAGGTCGACGAAGCGCGGCAGAAGTTCGAACGCGCCTGGGCCTTCGGCGGGATGGAGATGCGGGGCGACCGCCCCTACGTCAGCCGCTCCGCGATGAAGACGTGGATGGTCGAGAACTGCGACTTCACCGAGCGCACGGTGCGGAATCAGCTCAACCCGAGTCGAGACGACGGGCTCATCTCGAAGCTCATCGCCGCCGGGTGCATCACCGCGCACGAGCACGGGTGGATCGTTGCCGACGACCTCATGATGGTTGCCGGTATGGTTGAGAAGCTGAAGCGTTGACCCTGTTGACCCTGAGTGACCCTGAGTGACCCTAGGGTCAACAGGGGGCAAAGGCGTCGTGCATGACCCTCCCTGACCCTCCCTCCCTAAGGGGAGGGTCAAAAGGGTCAACGATGCAGGCGAGAGTTGGGACCGTTTGACGCACAAACGTTGCGCAGCGCGTCGGAGATACGAAGAAAGAAAAACGCACCCACGTCGTTTTTCCTCTTGCATGTCTCTCGTTCGTGTTGCATAGTGTGCACATACCAACGGCGAACCCGCCGGAAACTGAAAGAAGCGAACCATGAACATCGACATCACCATCCACCAGCTCTGCGGCGGCAAGATCAACCGACTCGTCGCGATGCTCGACGCGCACTCGTTTCTCTCGGGAAAGACCGATCTCATGTTTCAGTTCAAGGGCTCGCCGAAGGCTAACCGCGTTCGCATTGAGCTCAGCCCGAGCGACACCTACGCGGTGACGTTCTACGCGGGCCGCGGCGTCAAGGTGCGCGAGGTCAAGAGCTTCGCGATGGTCTACGGCGACCAGCTCCGCGGGCTCTTCGAGAACTTCACCGGGCTCCGCACCGCGCTCTGAAACCAACCCCCCCCCCGGCGGCCCACCACCGCCGGGGCTTC